GATGCCTCCATCGAAATCCGTTACACCGTATGCGCCCTGTCCGAAGAAGAAGTTGAAGTATAGTCTGCCGCCACCGTAGGCTGACAATCTAGCCCTGTTACCATTGGCAGTACCGCCGAACAAACCAGAAGTGGAGAACAAGGGGGCTTCAGTCGAGGAATAAATTTTGAATCCCTCAATCACACCCTCAAACCCACGCTCCGGCTCGCCCTTTCTGCCTGTACCTGCTTCAAAGGCGTGCATCCCTGACTCAACATATTTTGTGTAGTCACGGAATGCAGAGCTTCCTCTTAACTGGTTCACCATATCGGGGTGCATGATGCACTTGTAGAACCCGTCAGCGAACCGTTTTGCATGGCGAACTTTCAGTTTCAGGGCGATTGTCCTGAAGATATCTGGTGTCCATGCAGTACCGCTAGTACCGCCAGCGAGTGCTGAAATAGTGTGGTTTCTGGTAGAAAGGTCGTTGATAGACCATGCGGGAGCCTGGAAGCCTGAAGCGGAAAGACAAGCGTAGTATGTACCAGCTCCACCAGAGAGGCATCCAGGTCTGTCACCAAGATAGCCCGAACCTGCCGAACACTGGAACTGTGCAGATGCGCTCGCCCGTTTCCAGAGCAAAAGTCTGGAGGTCATAAAATCAAGGCTGAGTGCGGAAGCATCAGCAAACAAGTCTATTGCGCCCTGCACTACGCTGTTGATAGAAACCATGTCAACGTAGGTTGATATAACAGCATGGTCGCCAATCATGTAAAGGGATGCACTCACACGGACAGCAGAGATTCCTCTGCCCGCGCCGGCAGCAGACTCAGTAATAAGCCTGCCGTAAGATAGTGGAGTCCATCTGTGCCAGTAAACGCTCTGGCCTTCATTTTTCGGGAGTTCTTTCTTCTCGCCGAACTGATGAAACATAAGTTGTGGTTTCATCCTCTCAAGCATAGTCTTCTCGTAGTAAACGGGAATGAGATATGCCAATTTGTTACTTGCCGAAGTCAATGTAGCCATTGTAAATCTCTCCTATTAAAGACAGCTACCATCCAGCGTTCTTGGTAAATTTCAGACCAAGGGCTTGTGCCATCTGGTCGCTTGTCATGTTCTTGATGTCTTTCATAGAAGGCATTTCGGTAGGAGTAGAACCTTTTTTATTGCCAGACGGTATCTGCGCTTTCTGCTTCAACGTCTGTTTTTTTACTCCTTCGTCTATGCCCTTCTGTTTGGATTCAAGATACAGGTTGGCAAAGAAATCACGTTCAGCCATAGCAACCGATGTTTTATGATCGTATCCTTCATCTTTATATTCGTGGTATCCGTCCTTTATCGCCTCCCAATGGGGCAAGGACGCAGATATTTCACGTTCAAAAGTACGGTCAAATTTTCTCTGTTGCAGGCGTTCTTTTTCGGTAGTTTCAAGGATAGTCTTGGTAAACTGCATCAAAGTCCTTACTGGACTTTTCTGCAATTCTGCCACAAAGTCCTCGTCAATCTTAGAAAAATCTACTTCTCCAACTTGCCCCTTAGAGGTAAGTTCGGCTTCCTTTTCCTTGAGTTCACGAAGTTTTTCCTCGACACGATACCCTTTCTGAACGTATTCCCTGATTTTCTCGGCAGGGACATCAATCTCTTTCCCCTTGTACTTGATCCTCAAAGGAGGTTCTGCCTGTTCTTCGGTTTCTGAAGCCTCTTTCGTTTCTTCTTTCGCTTCTGTCTGCTCGGAAGTTTCCTGAGTTTCTTCACTTGCCGTTTCCTGACTCTCTTCCTCCACGGGTGCAAGGACTTCTTCCTGTACTTCTTCCTGCACACCACCTTCTACCAACTGACTCGTTTGCTCCTCGATTTCCTTCAGAATATCTGAAGATGTCATTGTAGAGCTATCTGCCATAAATCACCTCGTATTATTATGTATTTTCGGGAACAAGTTTGTTTAATTCTTGCGCCCACCTTTGCCGTTCTGTTTCTGCCGTAACAAGTTTGTTCTTAATAGCCTTCAACGTCTGCCTCTTGCTACGGACGCTTGCAAAGAAATATTCTCTTGCCTGCGGATCCATTTTGTAAATGTCTGCCTTATCTTCATTGTCCAGAGTTTCGTCTATCGCCACATCAAGCCATGATAGGAAGAATTTGCCGGAAGCAGAATTAGCAAGAATAGCCCAACTGCGCCATTCCTCCGCTATGTTCCGTACTTCACGGATTGATTCATCATCTGTCTTTATGACTTTCTTTCGTGGCATTAGCCCAACATACCCCCTATTTCACCCATCAGGGCAGGATTCGGGCTTCCTTCAGGCATACGCATTTCACGCTCACCCAACGCTGGCTGCTGACCTCCACCCTGCATACCGCCTGTCAGCATCATCATCAACTGCTGCATCTGCTGTTCTTCGGGGCTGGCGAATAACTGCTCGGTATCACGGATGCCAAAGTAGTCAAGGAGCCTTCCTAACCATTGGTCTGCCCGTGGTACGACAAACGGCAGAAATGCCTGATTGCCAAATACCAGCGTCATAGCCTCGATTAACTGCTTCCGTTCTATCTCTTTGGACACCTTGTACTGAGATACAGCCTTGAAGGTGAAATTTCCTTCGTAGTCTTCAGGCGTTGCCGTTATAGACTGACTTTCAGGCCAGTAGTAGAACCCGTTGGGGTCGGTCATAAACATTTTCTTGTACTTGACAATATCCCTGACCATATCCTCCACTGACATCATGGAAAGGAGAAGGTTGTATGTGTCTGCCCTTAATTCCCCTGCCTGTTTCATCCCGACATATTCTGTTGCGGTATCGCTTCCACCCGCTACAGATTGACCGCGCATTTGAGGAAAAGCATTGGAATAGTTCTGAATATCCATCTCTATACGAGATTTACGCTGTAATGCTGCCGTAAGAATGTTCCAATCCACCTTCATAGGAGTTACACCGTTCACATCGTCCGTGAACAGAATACCTCCTGACTTGGCTATAATGGTTGACTTCTTGACATCTGCCCCTCGGCTGACAATCCACTGAGGATTCAGCATAAGGTTGACAGCATCGTTGAACTGGTTCTCGTTCTCATTTATTTCATCGAAAAGCCCCTTGCCTTCCTCTAAAATAGACATTCCATAGAACTCGTCATCTAAAGGAATAGGGGTAATAGCCTTGAACGGCAGGGAACCAAGGAAATTTTCACCGTCATTGCGGATAATGTTGTTATCCCCTGTCATAACGATAAAATCACGGTACGACCAATAGCGGGTTACTTTGACCAACTCAGAATATTTGTCGTTTTCCCTGCTCGGTATGGTTTTAAATGAACGGACAGTCTGTTCTTCGTTGGTATAGATTTCCCCTTCATGGATACGGATTTTGTTTATGTTCTTATAATTGGGATTGTTGGCATATCCTTTTAATATCCATGCCGGAACGTAATCTATGGCGATAATAAAAGCATCGGGGTCATCCATTTCGGTGATTGTCGGGTTTACCCATGTGTTAAACCAGTTCCGCACCTTGAAAATAGGCATTTCTCTGCCATTTACCGTTCCCCAAGGGTCAATTTCCAACCAACCGCAAGGATATTTGAACGCCTGCTTGTAGAGCTTGTATGCAAGGATAGGCCACTTTTGCAGATACAGGCACATATTCGCATCTTTCTCGACAATCTTGGCTTTCTGACGGCTCGCATCGTCTTCTTCCACCACTCTGACATAGGGAAGCATGGAGGCAAGCATCTGAATACACTTACCGAGGTAGGATTCCACGATAATGTAAGGCCACGGAAGGCAAATATTTGACAAATATGGATGAGAAGTCTCGTCAATATAGGCGCGATACAACTTCTCGTTCTCTATCGCCTGTTCTGCGTACTGCTCTCTCCCCCTGTCTGCCACGTTCCATCGTTCCTGAACCATAGCAACTGCCTGTTTGTCGGTCATATACCTGCTCTCCCGTAGAGTCTTGAACTTCTGCTCGCCCGTGGATGTGTGTAAGCTGCATCTGCCTGTTCTTCCCACACGGCATCGAGAAATTTGAAATTTGAATTATAGGCGTAAACATGGTTGATGCAGGTATCGTTACCCTCAACCTCCAACTGATCGCGGAGGGTTCCTTCGAGGTTCCCCTTGACGTATCTCTTAGCCCCCCATGTATCGAACTGCTCTATGTGAAGCTGGCAGGAGGGGTCAACGTACCATTCCCGGTGCTTCATCTTGTCGCAGAGGAACGTATGGGCAGAATCGAAAGAAGGATTACCTATCTCAAAGTAGATACCGAACCCACGGAACATCTGTATGATGGACTTCGGGACGTTCCCGCCTTCCTGTATCTGCTCTACCTGTGCTATCTTGTCGATAATCCACTTCTTGACACGGACGGTAAACCCTGGCTTTGTAAGGGTTGCCCGTATCGCTTGAGCTACCGTACCGACTATGTGGTCTTCTATGACGTTCTCCGCCCATGTGTACCAGACATTGTTAGGGTTCACCTGAATATAAGAAACGACAATGGGCTTGACAGGATGCCAGTCAACGATGACGGCAGTAACATTACCATTCGATACTTCGTAAGGTTTCTTTACATGGATGTCATAGGAGAAGGGTTCAAACACCCTGCCCTTGAAGGAGATGTCTTTACCGAACCTACGCATGTAGAGTTCCTGCTCGTTCATGGAACCAAGGACTTTCTTTCTCTGTTCCTCTGGCATAAAGGGGTTCTCAAGGGAATCAAACTCACCGATGAAATAGGACGGGTCTTTCTTCTGCCGTCTTATCTCTCCTGTCCATGATCCATAATCAGAGGTCATGCCTAAGAGGAAGATGCCTTTCTTCTTGATGATACGGGGTCTGCCTTCATTCCAGAACGACTTGGGGGGTTCTTCGTCCCATGCTATACCGTCCACCCTTGCGCCTTTCAGTTTACGGGCTTCCTGGTCGTGTCCGAACCACTTCACGGAGGAATCACCGATAGTCATAATTTTTGCTTTTCTCTGAAAGTTGTAGGTGTCCTTAGGTGTCCATTCGGTAAACGTCTGGACCAAGGCGGTATCGTCCTCCGTCTTTACATTGGACTCTGACGGCAGGTCAGGAGAGACTACCCACCAACTAAGCGGAGGTTTGGGACGGATTGTTTTGTTGAGCTTCGCCCCTGCCGGAAGGTCGCTTTCTGACTTTCCACACATTTCAATAGCCCGTTTCCAGGTGAGCTTTTGCAGGGGATGTATCCCAAGGCACTCCATAATAACCCATGCGGTTTCCCATACTGACTTCCCGAACTGGTTCCCAGCAAAGGCGCAGTAGAATATGGCATTCAAGAACCTCCAAAATATCTCAGGGTTTTCCCAGGGGTACGTCATCTGCCGCTGTCGAAGGTGAGCATAAGGAAAAACAATTTCCTCATCCCCTATCATCAGCTTCCACGGACGACCTTCTTTACCTATGGGTAACTGTGTCTTTTCATCCCACGGCAATTCAAGGGACTCGGCATAGAAATAGATACGGTTGGCTTCGTTCTCTGCCTTAATCTGCTCAATTATCTCAGGCAGGTTATCTCGTATCTGTTGGGCTGTGGCTTCCATATCTTTCCTGCGGGCAATAAAAAACGGGACAATGTAAGTGGTATAGGCACCTACACTGCCCCGTTAATATTCTTGCGTCCCTTACGCCTGGCCGGACTTGGGGGAACCCGCTATGTTAGTTATCTACGTATTCGCA